GTCATTGTTTTCTGTCCGCCTTGTGCATTCCCGCCGCCTTGAGCGCCGCCGCCTGCATTATTTGGAGCGGAAACAAAGTGCTTGCCCTCATCGGATTTCGCCCATTCGCCAACAAAATCACTTAATGGTTTGTCGCCAATGTTGGCAATCCGTTTATCGCCATCAACTTTGATCGTTACCTGCCCGGCCAATAGAGCCTTCACAGCCTTTGCCATTTCCGGTTTGACTCCTGCCTTCAGCAAAGCGTCATTAAGGCCGTTATCAATCAAGAGCTTACTGACATATCCGTTTTCGCTTTCCAGCGCCTTTCTAACTGTTTCTGCTTCTTTTGTGGCCGTTTTGGCAACCTTCAGAGCGTCAACTAGTTTTTGTTCTGCCGCAGTCAGGGACTCTTGAAGTGCCTGATGTTCTGCCGGGTCAATCTGTGCATCCTTTGTGGCCTTCTTCAGTTTGCCAAGCAATTCCTGATTTTTAGCTACTAAACCAGATGTCGCTTCGGTTACTGCCGCTTCGACTGCTTCCTTTACTGCTTTTTTTGTTTCCGCATCGTTAATGTCAAACATACTTTTCTCCCTTCGGGTAGTTATGGCCATTGGCCGTTATTTCGATCTTTGACCGACTCATGCTGCCGCCTGTAATTGTGCTAATGTTAAAGGTCTGCCGTTCTGACTGACCAAATCACGCAACGTAATTTTGCCATCACGCCACATTTCCGCTTTGCCTTTGCCAAGCAATTCGTCCTGATACTCTTTTGAGTGCCTATCAAGGAATGAACTGAAAGACGTGTCCGCTGGAATCTGGCCGAGGTCACTTGCGCGTGTGCCTTTGGCTTCATCGACATTGATTCCGAGTTCACGATATGTTTTTGTAATGGGAACAAGGGTCGATCTGCAATTTGGGTGGCGGGGACAGCCTCCATCAAAGGGTAAAGACGTGCCATTAATCGGATTGCCTTCTAAATCCCATTGAGCGCCAGAGTAAGCAATGCAGATTTCAGAAGTCTTACTATCGAGTGTTGAAAGTTGCTGGACGCCATTAAGAATATCAGCATTTTCCTGAAATGTTGCCAGCTTCGCATCATTGGAAATCTGCATAATCGAATCATGCACAAGAGTAGAAGCGTTGCGCCGGGATACATCCATAATGCCGGTAATTCCCTTTTTCTCGCTGCCGACAATACGAGTTATGATCTGTTGCAGTGTTTCACCTTGCACAACACCCTGCCGCACCTGTGCGGAAAATTTAAAGGCTGTGTCTTCTGCCTGCTTTGCCCACCATGCGGATAAAGGCGCACCCTGCAACAGAGTTTCCGAGAGCATTGCTTTTATGATCGCCGCCGTGGGTAGGGAAGCTTCAAGGCCGATAGTTGCCATGGCTCCCGTGGTTACCGTAACTTCATGCTTTGCAATGCCGGGCAAATCAAGTTGCGTTTGCAAATCAGAATAATAAGTATTAATTATGCCCGTGCATTGTGCTAATAGTTCCCTGACACGAGTCTTGCCGTAATCAGAAAGGCCGTTAAGCAGTTTAGCTTTCAATTCAATCTGCATCTGCATAAATACGTTAAACGCCTTTTTCTTTTCAGCCGCTGTAAAGCGAAGCAAATACAATTGATTTGCGATTACTTTATCGGCAATTTGAAGGTCAGCTTGTTTCATTACATTCCCTTGCACAGTTCCAGCGCTTGTTGTGGTGTGAACCCTTCTAAAACGAGCGCATCATATTTAGTCTTTGTTATACCTGCCTGTATTTTCGCATTTTCTTTTAAAATCCCCGCAAAGGATCTGAATTTATCCACCTCTTCCTGCAATTTAATAAGGTCAGGTTTATTGGGGACGTTATTAAATTCATTCATTGTAACCATTCTATCAGTAGCCACTTTTATTCCCCTTCTTGCATTGTCATGTCTTTTACCGGCGCGGTTACAACTATAGGCGCGGGAATATCCGGCTTTGGGATCGGCTTTGATGCAATCCGTTCCTGTTCATCTTCTAGTGTAACATCAGGCGCCACAAGTTCCCGCTGTTTCAATAAATCGAAAAATCCTTGATCTGAAAATCCCGGTGCACCTGCCTGCCAGCTTTGTAACCAGCCTGTTAATTCCTGCGGCGTAACTTCAGGCGGCATAAACTCGTCGTTCATCTCCACTTCAACTTCTTGATCCACACCGGCCCACTTGCTGAAGATCGTCAGCGCCTTTGATAACATGATTCCGATTGTCTGCCCGATGTTCGATAATACGGACGATTCTCCGGCCCTGTGAATATTTGCGGTTTGGGCAGTTTCGCTGTCCTTCTTTTCAGTTGCTAAGAGACGAGCTCCGACTACGGCCATGCGTTCCTCAACTTTGGTCATCTCTGCTGAAATTGGAGTAAGCCCCTGTCCGGTAAATTCAAGATATGATGCACTTGCCTGTGGGTCTGGAAATACCCATGCGGACGCGGAGCCAATATAAAGTTTATCACCTTTATTCTCTGGAGCGTAGCCTGAAATAACTGCGGTTGGTAGTCCACCAAAATGAAGTCCATGTTTTAAGTCGGCACTTAGTCGATAGTGGTCAAGATTTAAATCGATCAAATCTATGAGCGGGGGTTCGTCCACTTCCGGGTCAACAATAAAAGGAATTTCTGTTAATGGTTTTCCGTTCATTAGGGGGTAAATGTCATCGCCGACCTGTTCATCTTCTTTTTTGTCATTGATTCGAAATACCCGCTGGCGATATACGCGCACACCATCGGCTCCTGGGGCCAGGTCAAGCACCCTGTAATGAGTTTCGCAGTTATGCTCAAATTCATTGCCAGCAATGGGTGCATCTTCAGTCAAGACAACCATTGACAACACATAGGCGTTATTGATCCGCTCCTGCTGCCAATTTATGATATTTTCAGCCTGATAAAACGCCAGGGACGGCCGCAAATTCAACGCTTCTGCCTGCGCCCTTGTCATGCCCTCGGTATTTGTTTGAGGATAGTCCACGAGTATTCCGGCGCGTTTCGTGGTCAGCATTTCATCGGTGATCATGTCAATCAGGTCATAGATGCTTTTCCCTGACATAGTTACATCATCCAAAAGAGCGAGGACGGATTCAGAGGCTTCAATTTCTGGGGTTCGGCGCAAAAGCATTCCTTTAAAACCGCGAATTGTCGCCCACGTTGCACCCATCCAAGAAGCTCGTTGCTTGTATGCCTGGTATGATTCGTCATCCTGATCTTTAAGACGCGGCAAATAGCGGACTCCGGCTTCTTTAATAGCCTTCGATCCAGCCACTACATCCCGACACGTCTTCCATTGATCTGCCATTTTATTGTAATCTGGATGTTGTGTGGAAACGATACTCGCCATTATTATTTCCCTTTAAAGATAATTCTAAAAGCCAGCTTGATTCTTTCCTTCAGCGGCTGAGTTAATATCTCCCGCGCAATGTCATTGACCAGCTTTGCCTTTGACCGCCTAATATCCTTATGAACTTTTTTTAAAATTGCTGTTTTTGCGCTCATATTAAATCCCCACTATCTGCATTCGTGCGATTGGCCGCAAGAATGGATATTCATAATGCACAAGATAGGACAGCGCATCCGGCAAATGGTCAAGCCCCATGCCCTTATCCGGTTGTGATGTGTCCGCCTTATACGTTAAACCATCAAGGCACTTAATCAACTGCTTGCAGCGGGGATGAACCAGCAAACGGCGATCACCTGCCGCGTTCTTGAACATTGCGTTTGTCTCGTTATTCCGGTCAACAACCAGAGGCGCGGAAGCGGGAGCAAGCACCCTAAAACCGTGAGCCGCAAGAATAGAAAAGTCTGTCTGCCCGACAGGTGAGCTTGTTTTGCGTGCCTTGCCGGAAGGATCGGGATATACCTGCACCCTGCGTTCAGGGAATTTTATATGAATAGCGTCTGACATTAACTCAGTGTTGCCGTTGGGGATTGTGATTTCATCAATGACATGAAGTTGATTGCCCGCCTTCACACCTATAACCGCGCTCATGGGGTTGATGTTGAAATCCATTCCAATAAGCAACTCCGCTTTCGTGTCCACCAAGTCAGCCGACACATTCAACAGCCGGTCAAATTCATAGTAGACACGCCCGGTTAAGCTGGCAAAACTGGCCTCGTATTCCTGCTTGTAGGTGCGCTCATCCAGGTCAAGGCGAGCGGCTTCTAACTCTTCCTGCGGTACATGACCGCCGTCTTTAGTCGTGAACTGCCATGCCTTCCAATCAGGTTTTGAGTCTGCTTCAATCCAGAGATCATACAGGTGATTAAATCCGGCAGGCGTTCCGATGAATAGAGCCTTGCCGAGTTTATCTGATAGAGACGGCCTTAATACTTCAGTCCATACCTCAGCCGCCATGTCCGCGTATTCGTCAAGCACAAGGGCATCTAGGCCAACACCGCGCAGGCTGTCGTAATTATCAGCACCCCTTAACGAAATTGTCGAGCCATTAAGAAAAGTCATTGATAAATCTGTTTCGTTTTTACTGGTGACATGATCGGGAGGTGCGAATCGTTGTAACATCGCCCAGGCTATTTGCTTTGCCTGCCGATATGTCGGCGCGGTGTACCAGTTGATTGAATTCGCTTTCAGGCTGGCAAGATAAAGTAAAGTTACAAGTGCAAGGACAGTCTTTCCAAAACGCCGCCCGGCAACCACGACCTTGAATCGGGAATCATTAAAAAATATACTTTCCTGCGCTGGAGAGAATCTAACTTCCATTCCTGATAATCACCATAGGGTTAAGTAAATTTAAATCAACCTGTGACTTTTCAATATGTATTCCTGCCGCTTTGCCTCTTGCTATCTCTGCGGTTATTGCAGCCGCGATCTGATTTTTATTTACAGCAAGATTTCTCAACCTCATCAAATCTTCTAAGTGACTTTCAAGTGTTATCTGTGCTTTTTTAATTACCGGCTTTCTAAGTGCCTTAATTCTTGATGCAATCTTGATGTTATCTAAAAGTGCTTTTGCTAGTCTATTTACAGAGGCGGGCTTCATTTTTCCCGCAGAGTATGATTGCCGGTACGCTTCACTTGCATTGCCAGTTTTTAAATATTCAATGCAGAACCTTTCCTGTTTAGGAGTTAATTTGTCTTTACGGTTTTTACTCACGGCTATAGGATAACACGGGTTTTTTGCTAAAATAACAGATAGGCACTAAAAGGTGAGCATAAGGCAATGAAACGGCACTCAAAGGGTATTGACATGGGTTTTTTTATTATGTTTTTGTTTGCTCATTTCATTTTGGATATAGATTTTTATAAAATCATCAATCAGGTCTGTATGACTCTGCCAACGTCCCGCTATTTTAGCAAGTGGATATCCCGCCGTTTTACATGACTCAAGGGAAATCCCGGTATAACTCTCAATCTCTTTTTGTGATGACAGTTTAGGCATTTTACAATACCCCCGCCTTCTTCCTGATTGCCCGGCCGTCCAAGCTAAGTTGCTGGCAGATCCAGGGGAAACTACTGTTCTTTGATCTGAAGAAATTATACGATGATGATTTTTTTAGGTTGCATTTGGTTCTTTGGGTTCTCTGGTGTGAGGTGATTGCCGGCTGAAGCTGTTTATAATTCAGGTCATCGAGGGCATTCATAATTACCGCGGCCCAGAGGTTCCTAACGGGATTGCCATTGAGGTTATAATTGATCTGCATTGCCGAATATCTCCTTATCGTATTCCTTTCTCTGATTATCCAAAAGCTTAGCGATAGCGATATCCAGTTCTAAACATTCGCTCCGGAGCAAACGCCCCATTTGCCTTTTTAATCTTACAATCCTGCTTAGGTTTTCAAGTTCTTCACGGAATGACATCACGCCGCCCCCGGCATTGATTTAAGCATTCCAGACATCATTCCCGATAGTTTACCATAGGCCTTTTTTGCTTCTATTTTTGGCCTTTCACACTTCACACAATACTGATTTCCATCGATTTCAATAAAGGCGCCTTCCATAACTTCAGCGTGACAGCGTGGGCATTCGACGTAGGGGGATTTCTGGGGTGGTGTTATTTTATTGCCGTTGCCGCCGTCTGTTTTTAATGGGTAAACATCAATCCAGCCGCTTTTAATGGATTTGTTTAGAACATCTATGGGATTATGATTGTGTAATTGTTTAATTTTCTGAAGTTCCAAAATTATTAGATTCAGTGCATATGGTGTTTTAGCCGCCTTTTTTTGCTCACGGATTTTTAAATATGCATTCCATGTATCAATAGGAATCCAATCAGGAAGGACGAAGTCCGCCTTATTATTCTTTTTAGGTTTAGGTTTAGGTTTAGGTTTAGAGGAGTTGCCATCCGGTTGCCTTCCGGTTGGTGCTTCGGTTGAACCGTTGTTTAACTGCGGTTGAGCCGTGGTTGAGCGTTTTTCTGCTGATTTTTTACCCTTAATTGATTGCGCTTTCCTATATTTATCTTGTTTCGCCCTTTCCCTCCTTAGTCGATTTGATATTAAACGATTATCTTTTTGTTGAAAACAATCTAATATTTTTTCAGAAATTGATAAAAATTTTTCTTCGGAAATTTTAAGCAGCGTTGCGATAATTTTTGTGTCATTTGGGATTGAATATTGAGTATCGTATTCCCAAATATTAGCGAGAAGCAGCATATAAAAAGCCTGCTCCTCGCCGGTCATAATCCGCACTTTTATATCACCAAAAAAATCAGAAGGATAAAAGGGGAAACAAGGTGATTTATTCATTTATTATCACCTATATGCATGGCTATGTACCCAATTGACGCTGAAAAATCACCAATGGTATCGCTTTTCCAAATTTCATTAAGAAGAGATGCAATACAATCTATAAGGTCATTCGGTGTATTTGCGGGGCCTTCACAATCAACCCCCAAATCCGGGCATTCTAAACAAACTTCATACTCATCCCTACAAGGTTTAACATAATGGCACTTTTCACACATAGTAAGTAATAAACCGTTGGGTATTTCCCAAGGTTCTTTATGTGGTAAATAAAAAACATGATGGATATGGAGAGTTCTTTCCTTATCTCCACACGCCATACATTTCCAACCATCCCGCTCCAAAATTTCCAATCGCTTCTTTTGCCAACGTGGATCTTTTAATTTTTCTAAATACGTTTTCTTTTCCATTTTAAAACCTCCGTAGTTTTACCCGATGGTTTTAAGCGGCAGGCTGGTCGGAATCCAGCTTTTCCGGGGCTACCGTAGCCGCCTTTTTTCTTGCCATTTTACAATTCCTTTACGATAAAAGTTCGATCGCTTGATTGATTTTAAAAACTCGCGCCTGCAGGTCGTTTCTTTCGGCAATCAACATATCTACAGCAGTGATATTGGATAGAGTTTTTTGAATTTTGATTTCCGGTTTTTCAACATTATTTGAGGCGCTGGCATTCTTAATTTTATTTACACTGCCTAATTTTCTGCCGCGGCCGTCAACAGTGGATTTCAAACCCAATGTTCTCAGTACTGTCCTGAGTGAATTTAATTTATATCCAGTCTCGGCGACAATTTCCGGAACAGATTTGTTTTCAGCGATTAATTTTTTTATCTTGTCGCGATCCAAATCACACTTGTATCTATTCCCCATTTCCTCATCCTCCATTATTTTTTTATAGATAATTGGTTTC